GGACCGAGTCAATGTTGAAGTTAAGCAACCCGTCGGGTTTATGACCATACCGACCGAGTCCCCATGTCTATAACGTCGACATGGAATCGCGTAGTTTAACGTCATTGCGGACTAACAGCACTCACAAAATATATGGATAAGGATTCGCGCGAGCAATCAGACTTGTGAGTGTGCCTGCGACACCGGACCAATCAAAAGTAAATTCAGCTGGAGCCTCCTTGACATTGAATTCCGCCTGAGTGTTAGCGTGAGTGGCGGCTGCGTCGACAATTGTACCAAGGATATTGACCAGACCATCACCAGCGGTATTGGCGATGAGTGGATTGCCGGTGAAAACGGTGCCTATTGTGTCAAAGTCAAATTTGAAAGTTCCTGCATTAGGGAAGTTCAGAATTGCACCGGTTGAGTCGGGCGTGATGCCTGCCCGATTGGGACCAGCCACAGCAGCCGCAGTACCAAACGGGGTCACTTTGGTGACACCAGAGGAACAAGTTAACCTGACACCGTATTCCGCGGCAAGGTCCTGGAGTTGAGGGGTATGGAATTCAACCACATAGTCAACATAAAGCTCCCCAATAATTGTAGCTGTAGGGTTCCCACCCACAGCCACAAACAACTGCCCAAGATCATATGTTTTTGTGTCCAGGTTGGCAACTAACGCACCAAAACGATTGTATCGTTGATTGGCCATCTTTATCAGATTAGCGCTGCCACACGAAAACATCGCATGATCCCACGGATTTGCACGAACAGCGTGGTTATACGACATGAGCTGTTGTTTCGAACCTGGAGCTGGGTCGGCGGCATCAAAGTCAACGGCCATACACACATAGCCAGAGGTCGATGTGGAGACCGACGAGACGTAGTGAAATTCAAGCTTTTTGAATACATACGACTCGTAATTGACCGCAATGTTGGCGAGCCAAGGGAAGAATCCCGGATTGATAATGACCGTCTTAGCCAAATCATATTGAGAAGTTGAACCAGTCACATCACCAATATACTCTCGGTGGGCCACCCTGATCGCTTGATCAGACCCACGAGAGCGGGACATCTGCATTGTACCAGAAGTGATCTGCTCTCCCCTGGCAACAGGAGCCGTCGTTACCCGGTCTGCAATGCGTGCATTAACAGCACGCGGTTTCCGCCTAGTAGATTTCCCGGCGGAAGAGGAATTAGTCTTCTTTCTCGAGTTTTTCATCGAAGTATGGGATACCTGTCGGTACAGGGACTATACATCAATCGTGGCGTTGTGAGCCGTGTAGTCTCTCGGCATTTTGTTTAGCACGGAATCCGTTTTGGTCAAGCATTTGCCCCACGATGACCCCATGGTGGTTGCACTCAAACAGAGCCCTGGTTACCACCATGCTGACGCAATGACAGCTCAACCTGTCAATGGACCAGCTTACCAGGAGGAAGTGACGACTACCGTTACTGCCATTCGTCTCTGCCTTTCAACAGAACCTAGCGGCGAGCAGTCATGCGATCGTCTCATCATGACCCGGGGTTCGTAGTTTAACGTCATTGCGGACCACACTAGTTTAAGGTCATTTCGGACCATAACCAATTTACTTCCTGCGAACTAATTTAGTGAACCGACTGTAATAATCCTGCGCATCAGCAGAGATAGAAAGAAGATTCAGAATGAACGAATCAGAAATAGGAGACAATGAGAGTTGAGAAATTCTTTCCTCAGCGATACGCTGCTCCATAGGTGTAATGTTGTAAAGCTCATAGAAGTCATGCCGGCAAACATCTGAGATGCCGAGATCACTTTGCGATTTTGTGAATGCTTCATACAACAAAGTTTCAACATGCAATTGGTGCTCGTACCAATCATCACCAAATCTCGGTAGTACACCAGCCGTCAGTGCGAGCGCACGCTTAGCCAGCGCAGTCACAAGTGGACACCGCGGATGCTCGTAAAGCAACGAGAGCGCCTTGGCTCTCAACAATCCAAGACGAACTTTCTCCGAGCCAAGATGCATGACTGAATGTGACCAGCCAAAGTTCAGAAACACTTCGCCGGGGTCAGTGAGAGCACAAAGGTCACTGGACATAGTCATGCCGCAAAACCGCGTTCTAAGCAAATCATTGTGACTGAGGATCTTGATATCAAAACCAACTGCACGGAAATCGTCTGAAGTGATGGGGACAGATGACGAGAACAGCCCGTCGTCCCCCTCAACGACACCAATAATGGAACCATGCTTCCGATGAGCAACAAAACGTGCGAGCATCAGATTCGAGAAACCGTTACCCAATGAAGTACACATTTCTCCAGACATTCTAGTGCCAAGGATGGATATCGTAAAATCACGAAAACAACACTTATTCTTACCCATCAAAGCACCATTGAGAATGTTTACGACATCCGGGAATTGTGAAAAGGCATGCTCATACAGACGCATTTCAAGAGCATCCATGACTTCCGGAATAAAATGTGATTCAAAATGCGAATAATCAGTCTCAAAATAAGGACCTGGCTTGTCACCCAACATATCGAAAATGTAAGCCGCACGATCCTTATAAGGTATCTTCTTGATGAAGGCAGGGTGAGCAAAAACTTTGTGCTCAAGAGCGCGAAAATACCTACCAACATAAACCTTGAATCTGTCGCACCGAGAGTTGATGCCCCTAGCGTGTTTGTACGAAGGATATGTCTCTCGTTTCCCATGACTTTTAATTGCATAGTCCTTGGGACACAGAGGCTTGTCGTCGAAACTGCGTGCGGCTGCTCTTAGTTCTTCCTTCCGCCATTCTGGATGGTGAGTGCTATCAATGTACTCGGCATAAGTAGGAACATCGGTTGGCGTCAAGACAAAGCTGAATTCAGATAATATCTGATCTTCAACAAAATCTGCCAACTCATCCAACACTTCCGCAGTTACTTCCGGGTTTTTAGCACAGAACCGATTCAAGCAGCCGCGCAGCATAGTATCATGGTCCGTCACATCAGCCATCGGCGGAGCAAACCCAACAAGGGAGAGGCCGAGGCTAGTCTGCATGACTGGACTAACATGATGATCAAGTCGCGTGCGGCGTACGACAACATCCTGAGAGGGGCGGTCAGCAGGAAGCACACCATCAGAGCTACGATAACCAAAAGCAACTCTGACCCATCTGCCGCCCCACACACGTTTGGGACAATGCCTTCCCTGGCACGATGTGTGTTCAAAGCCAAATTCGTCATTTTCAAAATAATCGCAAATTCACCAGCACCAGCGACAGTCACATCCTTGAGACACTTGGGAATCTGCAAAGTGGACACTGACATCGCTATCCTCTGGAATGATGCAACAGCATCCTCCAGATTCACATCGGCATGGCGAGCTAAGACCAACTCAACTTGGTCTTCGATAAATGACAAATACACATCAGTGTTGGTGTTGTAGTATCGCACAGCAACGGTGGTCAATCCAACAACGTCGTCGAACGACTTGCACGAACGGTCGTTCACACACCTGACCTCTTTGTCCTTAAAGATCATTTGAGTGTGGGCGAGAACACTAACAAATCCAACAGGCCAAGAACGGACACCAAGGAGGTAATAGAGCGGTAACATCTCCCATTGGTACATCCGTAACAGAAGGCAATAAATATTGCGAGGTAAGCAAAAGCCTTGATCAACCACTCCGTAATAAAGACGCTTCGCGAAGATCTCTGCCTGATTTGGCGACAGAGTTCTTTTGAGCAGCGGGCTCATCGCAGAAGGATACGTGATAAGAAATGTGGTGATCAAGAAGCCTCCGATCAGAACCACGACAGAAGGATGCATGTAAAGAGAAATCATCAAGGTCAGCAACAACAGGCTCCTAGATATCACTGTGAGATTACTAAAAGCAATGGGCTTGTGCAAATACAAGACATCATTTTCGAACAGTGAACTTTCGGAACACAGCAGTGGACATTTAGATTTTACAATCTTCTTGTCCGCCACTGGTGAAGCCGACCCAGCCACGCATGTGGCCTCCGCAGAATGAACCGCGGTGCTAACTACTTTTGCATCAATGCAATCTGTCAATGCCACCGGGACAATGGACGGGATATCCATTTCTTGCAGTCCCAAGGAAGAGGATTTGACATCATCTCCCTTTCTTTGCGATGGCACAAGCTCAAGGTGAAGATCACCCTTTTCAGGCGAAATCACAATGGCTAATGGCAAATTTCGGCTGACACGCATGTCAGGTTCCCCGTTGGGCGTGCTGTCCTGTCTCTTGGTGTCGTGGCCACCGGATTCAGGAACAAGTACAACACGATCTCCAGAATTGTCTTTGGAGGGACCCACGGTTTTGGGTTTCTTGAACCATCTCGACGGTCGATCTCGCTTTGAATACTCCCGAGGGGGAGAAAATTTGGTCCTTGAAGGCCTACGAGCAAGATCAACCTGCAATTTGGTCCGAAGCTTAGCC